ACCCGCCGTTTTGGAGGGCGTGCCTTTAATTTCAGAAATACTCAGACTTTGGTACGACGAACGATTGCCCGAACAACGGCCCGAAGAGCCGGTGAGAGGTCGGGGGCTTCAAACACGACAGGGCAAGGGTCAGATACTCCGTAAGATATTTAGACGTGTTGGTAAGGTCAACTTACCACTTCGTATTCTCGATTCCGTAGAACGATACTACAGCCTTCTTTCTCCTGGACAGCAAGAAGGTCTGGGAGAGTTTTTACAGACGTTTGCCGAGCATGCGGGACCTACTGTCATTCCCCCCAAGGTGTGGGAAAAAATTGTCGGCACCGTAGCGAAACCGCAACAGGGTATTGCTTCTTTGGGAGAAGCAATGGGTATCTCAGAAGACGACCTCCTCAGAAACCCTTGGCCGGTAGACGATTTGCCCCTTACGGGGGCGCAACGAGGTGAACTACTTAATTTATATGAAACAAGAACGCAGAAGAGTAAGCCGAGAAACGCAGTTAATGACTTGGTGCGAAACGAGTATTGGCCCGAGGAACTGCGTTCGGATGGCATAGCATTTCTTGAAGGTTCAGCAAAGTTCGGGTCTGCGCGGCAGCGCCGAGTTTACGATCAGAAACCCGACCCATTAGCTTCTCGGCAGCCCGGACATGCTATTAGAAAGTTTGAGGCAAAAAAAAGGCATAAATTGGAAGAAGAAGCTAGGCGTTCTAACGAGGCTGCAATACGTGAGCGTGGCGAAGCCTTACAAGGACTCGATGAGGAAGGGCTCTGGAATAAGAAAGCTGTCGGTGAAATAGCCTCACGGATGAACTTAATAGAACACATGGGGATTGGTTACTTACAGAGAGAGATAGCCCGTGCAAATATGGAAGCCGTCCCGCGAGCCCTGAAGAAAGAGGGATGGACAGTCAGATATGCGTCCAAGGGCCGTGATAAACGGCGCTCCAGTCGATACATTGTTTCACCAGACAGACGTTTTGAAGTTCGTTTATCCGATCATTATTTACCGGATACTCCAGAACGGGAATACATGCACTCGCAAACTGGTGGACCGCGTTGGGACGAAGATATTGTTGTTTCAGGAACGGAATCGCCTCGTTCTATTATTGATGAGATTAAGGACCTTTATATTAAATCAGTGGATGATAGAGAAGGTTACGTATCCGGCGGTTTTGTAGACAAGCCATTGTATGAGAGTGCAAGGCTGATAGGGTAGGCCATGAATACACAACCAAAGATGCCTTCTCCGAGATGTCCGGTTTGCGGATGCGACAAACCGAAAGTATTTGTCCATGGGCACTACCAGTGCGTGGATTGCAAGTGCGTAGCGGATGGGGATTGCTGCCAAGGGGCCCCGAGTAGCTGGCCGGGACCGGGTGTTTAGTGATGAAGACTTACGTTCATGTTAACCAGCACGTTATAAAACGTAATCATAAGACGGGCGAACGTAATCCTGTCATTACTGCCAAGACATACAAGGACAACAAGTATGGGCGCGAAGTGTTAATTAGTGGTCCCTGCAAAGTAATATACCGACCCGATAAACCTTTGTCCTGTGGAGCCAAAGTGTGGATAGAAACAGAGTCAAAAGTGGAAGTACAAGGATAGCTGCGACGAGCTTGTAAGGAGATCACAATGTCTAAGAGTATTGCAGCCATTATGGTGGCGTTCATTACGGGCCTTAGTCCGATGGGCGTCATGTTGGTGCAGAACCATCTTGAACGACAAGAACTAGCGTCCGGCGGAATCAATAAGGCAGTGCTGTTGAATCATTCACTGTTCACCCACGCGGATACGTGGTTGCAGCTTGTTATCCCGCAGTTAGATGTAACGCCGACTGCCAAGAAGTTCTTGCTCATAAAGTTCTCAGCGTTTCAAGAAAGTCTGGAAGAACTGGTCAAGGCCACAGACTTCAATGAACTATCTGACGCGGAAATGCACTCACTGCTGTCGCACAATCTTAATGAAACGGTGACGGATTACATTGCAGATGCAAGGCGAGCCGCGATATCAAGTACGTTCATTGATAACTTCAACAAATGGCATAAGCGGGTAGTGGACATTCTTGTCCGGGCGATTGAGGACAATGTTGAGTCGGTAGTCCACACATCCCAAAACGGTAAGATGTATGCCGTTCTGACAGCCTATGATGCCGCTCTCGGAGCGACCATTGAAGATGTTGAGAAAACGCTGCTAGAGATCAACGGCGAGTAATAGATTATGGCATCTCGTGTATATCTGGGCGAGCGGGGCAATTTGGATCCTGAAGTCATCGCCCGCCACGTTAAAACCCCCGGAGAGCACGATCCAACCCCGCCGGATCGGCCTGACCTGCCTGACCTGATTAATGATACAGCATCTGAGTATATGATGAAACTTCGGGCATGGCGGGCTTATGAGGCCCATCTCTCCGGAACACCCTCTAAAACACCTTCTGCTGAATTTGGCCTTGTGCCACCGAGACAGAACCTTCCGGAAGCTTCCCTTAAGGCGCGGATAGACCCTTTGTCGAGGGAGAAGGACGCGAGCCTTTATGTGGGTATTCCCGAACGGGGGGGAGAACCCTATGTTGGTTATTCCAGAGAAGTCCTTCTTCCGGAGGAGGGACGCGAGGTCCATGATAGAGTTGAAGGTGGTATTGGCGACGTGTTACGCGCCCATTTTATGGAAAGCACGTTTCCGGGAGGAGAGGGCACCGAGTATAGGGGCTCCTTCAACCTGGGTCCTTTTACTCTTTTTGGTGAGGGAGCAAGAACCAGACAGAACGTCATACCGGAAGCTAACAGAAGATATTACACGAATTCGGATGTAGAGCAGAGGCGAAAAAGGTTGGGTCTTGGAGTTCAGGGCCCGGTGCTCGGGGGCATTGGTTCGTTCGATGTAAGCCGAGAGTTTATGAAAACCTTATTCCCACAATTCGTTGGTCAGGAAGAGCGGCCCACGGCCCAAGACCCGCGTGTCACAAGGTTTAATCTTGGCTACGATAGGCCCGTTGGGAAAGGAAACCTTGGTATTGGTGCATGGTTCGAGGACATGCAGGATCTCGGCACGAGCAAGGGCCTCGGCGCTAATCTTGAAGCCCCTCTAGGGCCCGGCATCGTTTCCATGGAGGGTGTTTGGGAAAATCTTTACGGTGCCCCAAGCAACGTAAGCGGCATGGCACGGTTCAAAATTCCACTAGGGGGGCGGTAATGCCTTTAACTAAAAAAGGTGCAAAGATAAAGGGTGCGATGACTAATACGTATGGTAAGAAAAAAGGCTCCAGTGTCTTTTACGCTTCCCTGAATAAGGGTACAGTGAAGGGCGCGGAGAAGAAGACGACAAAAAGGAGAACCTAGAATGCCAAATGTAATGGGCAGGGAATTTCCCTATACGCCGGAAGGCATCGCTGCGGCGGAGCGGTACAGACAGGCCGTTGGAATGCGTAACGGCGGTATGATGGGCTTTCGCCCTCTCGGATATGCAGACGGAGATTTGGTGGAAGGGTATACATACCCTGACAAGCTATCCAGACAGGCCGCTATAAATTTTATTGCGGAGATGACCGAGGCCGGAGACGCCACGGTAGCGGATCTTCTTACACGTAGTGACGCTGAGGTGCGAAGGGCTGAGATGGAAGTAAGGCGTAGAGCAGAAGCTGGTGAGTACGATCATGTATTTAGAGAATCCCCCCCTGCATACGAGAGTATAATGAATCGTTGGAATCGTCTTTTCGGTCGCGGGGTGGAGGTGCCGACGTCGCCTGCTGTTAATCCACGCGAGAAGGTGTATCGGGATGCCCTAGAAGCCGGTAGTTTTCCCGAGTTTCAGCGGCGGCAGCCTACCATGGGCGTGAGTGAGCAGGGGTGGAGGGCTCTTCAAGGAGGAAGAACTATAACAGAAGAAGACCCGGAACTGCTTGGGACTCCAGCTTACCAACTGAAGGATTTCAATAAAGCGCCGCCGATGACAGACGAACAATTCCGGACCCTGTTTCAAACTTGGTATGGCCGCTTAAATCCTCCTCTTTCGGATCGTCCTGCGGATCGAGACATAGAAGACCTACGCGGAATGCGAAACGGTGGGATTATGGCCCTGAGAAGGTACTAGAATGGCTAGCACCCCCCTCCCCAGAAGTAATTTTGGTACGGCCTCCCTTGTAGAGCGCCGGGATGCGATTCCTCCTGTTGAACTAGAGGAAGGCCCCGCCGCCGAGGTACCTGTGAAGGACGACACACTTATAGAAGCTCCAGGTCTTAATATCGAACTGGAGGACGATGGCGGCGTTGTTGTCGATTTTGATCCCCGCGCACCTTCTTCCGATACTGGAGATTTCTATGATAACTTGGCGGAAAGCCTTTCCGACACGTCTTCATCCCGGATTTCTTCGGACTTGATGGCCCAGTATGAGGCGAACAAGGATGGTCGCAAGGACTGGGAGGATACCTACCGGACGGGTCTTGAACTTCTTGGGTTCAAGTACGAGGACAGATCTGAGCCCTTCAGGGGCGCAACAGGTGTAACGCATCCTCTACTCGCGGAAGCCGTAACGCAGTTTCAGGCGCAGGCTTTCGGAGAACTTCTTCCATCGGGTGGTCCCGTAAGAACAGAAATAATAGGAAAGGTAACACCAGAGGCAGAGGATCAGGCGGAGCGCGTTCGCCACTTTATGAATTATCAGATTACCTGCGTGATGAAAGAATACACGCCGGAATTTGACCAGATGCTATTTTACTTACCGTTATCAGGTTCTACATTCAAAAAAGTATATTACGATGAATTCCTTGGAAGAGCGGTAAGCAAATTTGTTCCTGCCGAACAGTTGATTGTTCCGTATACGGCGACGGATCTTGAGACTGCGGAGAATGTCACGCACATCATACAGATAAGTGAGAACGAGCTACGCAAAAAACAGGTTGCTGGTTTTTACCGTGACGTAGAAGTGACAGCATCTCAGTCGGATCCGTCACAGGTCCGTGAGGAGATGGACGAGATCTCCGGAATATCCCCCAATCACCTGGATCAGGAAGTAACGCTTCTTGAATGTCACGTAGATCTGGATTTGGAAGGATACGAGGACACCGACGAGGGCGGCGAGCCCACGGGCATCAAGCTTCCGTATGTCGTCACGATATCAGAAAACAACAGTAAGCTTTTAAGCGTCCGAAGGAACTATGATCCCGACGATTCCAACCGTAGAAAGAACCAGTATTTTGTACATTTCAAATTTCTTCCCGGTTTTGGATTCTACGGTCTTGGCCTGATACACATGATTGGCGGCTTGAGCCGCACAGCGACAGCCGCACTTCGTCAACTTATAGATGCCGGTACTCTTGCTAATCTTCCGGCAGGATTCAAGGCCCGTGGTTTGCGTATACGGGACGATGATGAGCCCCTGTCTCCGGGTGAATTCCGGGATGTTGATGCACCGGGAGGGGCCATCCGCGATTCTCTTATGCTTCTTCCGTACAAGGGTGCCGATCAGACTTTGTATCAGTTGATGGGGTTTTGCGTTGAAGCGGGCCAGAGGTTCGCAGCAGTTTCAAACTTGCAGGTGGGTGACGGCAACCAGCAGGCGGCAGTAGGAACAACTATTGCAATGCTGGAGCAGGGCGCAAAAGTCATGTCCGCCATACATAAGCGCCTGCATTATGCACAGAAGGATGAGTTTAATCTTCTGTCAGACGTGTTTGGACAGTCTCTTCCGCCCGAATATCCCTACAACGTAGTCGGTGCAGAGCGGACTGTTAAAGCGGAAGATTTTGATGACAGGGTTGATGTTGTTCCAGTTTCCGACCCGAATATCTTCTCAATGGCACAACGTGTCACGCTTGCCCAAACGGAGTTGCAACTCGCGCAGTCTGCTCCGGAGCTTCATAACCTGTATGAAGCGTATCGCAGGATGTATCGGGCAATAGGTATCAAGGACGTTGATTCAATACTGAAACCTGTAGAGCAGGGAGACCCAACGCCGAAGGATCCTGCGGCAGAAAATTCTGAAGCCTTAGAGAATGTTCCACTTGTTGTTTTTGAAGGACAGAACCACGATGCACATATCATGGCTCATCTTGTATTTGGTTCTTCTCCCATGGTGGCCCAGATGCCTGCGGTTACCATGTCTTTGCAAAAGCATGTGATGGAGCATGTATCTATTAAGGCAAAAGAGCAGGTAATAATGGAAATGCGGGGGCAACTGGGAGATCAGCCACCAACGGAAGAACAAGCTTTGCAAATAGAAAGCTTAGTGGCCCAACTTGTTGCTCAGGGTATGCAAGAGGTCAAGGCACTGAGTATGCAGATAAGTGGCGGCGGGGAACCGGATCCTCTTATCGCATTGAAGGAACAGGATTTACAGATAAGGGCGGCAAGAGACGCGGCAGAGAACCAGATAGACCAAGAACGGTTGGCTCTGGATCAGAAAAAGGCCCAAAATACGGTGAATCTTGGTTCTGCCAGGATTCAATCCCAGGAAGAGATAGTTCAAGCTCGTATTAACGCTGCCAAGGAGCGTGAACTTATGAAACAGCAGCAACGAGGCTAGGAGTGAGACATGGCTAGGAATAAGGGTAATTCTGTTGGGGTGACTCGGAAAGGTATAGTGGTCAAGGATCAGGGTTTTGTTCCTTATAACGATGTCAAGGAAGAGCCGACGCCGGATGTCGCCTTGGCGACATCTACAACGGGTAAGAATCGCGGGATGGGGGACGCCCTTCGCGGCGGAACATTTAAAATTTGCTAAGTTAGGAGAGTGATATGGTTGCGTGGATGAAAGGACGTCTGTCCGAACCGTCAAGTTATGCGGCTATGGGTGCCGCTGTTATGGGTGTTGGTGTTTTAATAGACGAACCCATGGTTATTATTATTGGGATTGCCGGGGGAATTATCGGTTTTGCCCTGAAAGAGAGAGGTGTCATCTAAAGCTGGTGGACGGTGCTATTGATATACGGTTAATAGTCACTCTAGGGGGTATATTATTCTCAGTAGCCGGAGCAGCAGCTATTGCCCGTCATCAGATAAAGTCTCTGGTGGAGAAGATTAGCGATATTGAGCTTAGGATCCGGTCACTGGACAAATCTACGGACACACAGGAGGTCGCAATTCAGAATCATGCCCAACGTCTGGAAGTGATGTCTGGTATGCTAGCGCCCAAGGAGCGTGAGGCTAAGGCTCGGGAAACCGCCACCATGCTGACACTTATTGCGAGACTGGAGTCTGATATAGAAAATTTGAAGAATATGCACAATGGTAATCATCCTAAGATAGGAGGAGAGACATGATACAGGCCCTTTTACCCAGCCTCTTACCTATTGTCGGAGATGTTATCGGGCGTTTCTTACCCGAGGACAAAGAAGCGCGGGCAAAGGCCGAACGTGAGATTGAGCAACAGTTGTCGGTACATCTTGCCAAGATCGACATGGCTCAACTGGATATTAACAAAACAGAAGCTGCTCATAGGACTATTTTTGTCGCTGGTTGGCGTCCATTCATTGGATGGTCCTGCGGGATTGCGTTGGCTTGGACGTATGTTGCAACTCCAATCTTGCAGTTTATTTTAGCGCAGACAGGTCACCTTATAGATCTTCCGGCTTTGGACATGAGCCAAATGATGCCTGTTTTAATGGGGATGCTGGGCTTGGGCGGCTTACGCACGTTTGAAAAATTTAAGGGTGTTAGTAACTAACGATGAAAGAGGGAAACATCTATGGACGGAATACTTCTTGCAGAGCATATATTGAAATCTGTGCGAGAGCGTCGGGATCGAATTTCTGAGATGATAACTTCAGGAACCATAAAAAGTCTGGAAGAGTATAGACAGCTTGTTGGCAATATCGAATCTTTGGATTATATAAGTCAGGAGATAAGAGAAATCTTAGAAAAGGCGGAATGATGCAGAAGAAGTCTGAATTGGAAGAAACCGACAATCTTGTCTCCCTGAAGACTGCTTATGTGAAGCCGGAAGAAAGAGTTCTGGATCCGGAGAAAGTTGACGCGGCGACCTTTGACCGTCTTCCCAATCCAACGGGATGGCGGTTGTTAATTTTACCGTACAGAGGAAAAGGAAAGACTGGGGGAGGTGTTTTAATTCCCGATGCTGTTGTGGATCGGGAATCTGTAGCCACTGTTTGTGGTTATGTGCTGAAGGTAGGACCCCTAGCTTATGGAGATAAGGAGAAGTTTCCCGGCGGTCCTTGGTGCGCGGAGAAGGATTGGATTATTTTTGGCCGATATGCGGGCGCTCGTTTTAAAATAGACGGTGGCGAAGTTCGCATTTTAAATGACGATGAGGTCATAGCCGTTATACAGGATCCGGACGATATCCTGCACTTTTAACATGGGGACTTACCATGCCAGAAACTAACACAGATGAATTAACCGTGGATCTCCCAGATTCCGGTAAACAAGTAGAGGTGGAGATTGAGCCTCTTGCAGAAGAGGATTCTCTCGTAGGAGCGTCTTCCGGGGAAGAGCATGAGAATTACAGTAAGAATGTCCAACGTAGGATAGACAAACTTACCAAGAAGGCTAGGGAAGCCGAGAGACAGCAGGACGCCGCATTGAACTATGCAAAGAACATGCAGGCGGAGAATGCGTCTCTAAAAAACAGGGTCCAGAGTTTAGACGAGGGCTATGTTGCAGAATATGGAGATCGCATTGCTACGCAAAACGAATCTTTGACTAGAGATTTGGAAACGGCGATAGCAACAAACGATACTTCTGCCCAAGTAGAGTTGAACAAGAAGATGGCTCAGTTAGCCATAGAAGAAGAACGAGTAAAAGCTGCCCAATTACAGCAGAAAGCGGCCTACACTCAGGCTCAGGCACAAGCTCAGGCACAGGCACAAAATCGGCAAGCGGCCCCGGTTAGGCCCGATCCGAAGGCGGAGAAATGGGCTGGTAGGAACCCGTGGTTCGGTGACGATGAGGCTATGACCTTTGCAGCCTTTGGCATACATAAGAAACTCGTCGAGGAAGAAGGCTTTGACACGGAGTCGCCTGAGTATTACGATGAGATTGACAAAAGATTAAAAGAGGCATTTCCCCATAAGTTTAATGGGGTTAGTGCCTCTTCAGATAGCCGGAGGCCCCAGCAGGCTGTGGCATCTGCGACACGCTCCAGTTCTTCTGGGCGCAAAACAGTAAGACTGTCCCCAAGCGAAGTTGCGATAGCTCGAAAGCTCGGGGTTCCTCTTGACGAGTACGCGAAGTATAAACGCTAGGAGAGATAAAATGGTTGAGCAAGTGATTGACAGAACTCCTCGCGCCTCCCAAACCAGAGCGGCGCAGCCGCGAAGGAAACCTTGGGCCCCTCCATCCTTATTGGATGCGCCTCCCCCACCGGAAGGCTTCGTACATAGGTGGATTCGCTCCGAAGTTAGGGGTTTTGATGACCGAAAGAATGTATCGGCCCGAATGAGAGAGGGCTGGGAATTAGTTCGGAAAGACGAATACCCGGATTTCGAGGCACCCACTATTGATAGCGGTAAATACGAAGGCGTCTTTGGTGTGGGTGGGTTGTTGCTGGCACGAATACCAGAAGAGATTGTTGGCGAGCGCACGTCTTATTTTCAGAGACAGAATTCTGATGCTATGCAGGCAGTTGACAACGACCTCTTTAAGGAAAACCAGCATCCTTCGATGGCGATTCAGAAACCTGAGCGCCAGTCGCGTGTTACGTTTGGAGGTCCTAAATCTGTAAAGAAATAGGACTTACTGTTATCACCCTTTTGCCGACAGGAGCTACAAATGGCAAATACAAATGGAGCGTGGGGTTTAAAACCCGTATCGAAGTTCGGGCAAAACTCCAACTCTACGGGTGTTTCGGGATATACACAGTATGAAATCGCTAACGGAAACAGCAATGTCATTTACTTCGGTACGCCAGTCATCCCCCTGTCTACAGGGTATATTGACGTTGTAGGCGCAGCGGCGGGTGGCACTGTTGGACTACTTGGTGCTTTCATGGGCTGTAGGTATGTCGCAAGCACCACGGGGAAACCTACGTGGAGCAATTATTGGCCTGGGTCAGGAGCGGATAGTAACCATCCTGTAAAGGCTTTCGTCGCGGATGATCCAATGCAAGTCTTTAGCATTGCGACAGACGCTACTTGGACAAGTAAGGCTACCGCCAGAGCAGCGGTTTTTGCTAACGCTAACTTCTCTAGTGGAACTAGCGGCAGCACAACCACTGGCAACTCATCAGGGGCCCTCGCTATCAGTACGATAGCAACCACGAACACGTTGAATATGCGTATTCTTGGTTGGCAAGAGGATGCTCTCAATGAGGACTTCTCTGCTGCTGGTATTCCAGTCCTTGTACGGTTGAACAACCACTTCCAGAGCCCGAATGGTGCTATTGCTGGTGGTACTGTTTCAACCACCGGCGTATAGGAGGGCTGAGATATGGCTATTAGTAGAGCGCAACTTGTAAAAGAGTTGGAACCCGGCCTGAACGCCTTGTTTGGACTGGAATATGACCAGTACGACCGTGAGTTTGAAGAGATCTTTTCTATGGAAAGCTCTGATCGTGCTTTTGAGGAAGAGGTAATGCTCTCCGGTTTCGGATCGGCACCTACCAAATCTGAAGGCTCGGCGGTATCGTTTGACGATGCTCAGGAAGTGTATACGGCCCGTTACACGATGGAGACAATTGCTTTGGCGTTCTCCATCACGGAAGAAGCTATTGAGGATAACCTTTATGATCGGCTTGCCAGCCGCTACACGAAGGCCCTTGCTCGTAGTATGAGCCAGACAAAGCAGGTTAAGGCTGCCTCAGTTCTTAACAATGCTTTCGACAGCAGCTACACGGGCGGTGATGGTTTGGAACTGTGTTCTACAGCGCACACCCTCGCCAATGGCAGTACCTTCCGTAACGAGCTTTCCACGGCAGCAGATCTTAATGAGACCAGCCTTGAACAGGCCCTCATTGATATTGCTGGTTTTGTGGATGAGCGTGGACTGAAGGTAGCTGTCCGTGGCACTAAGTTGGTTGTTCCGAAGGAACTCCAATTTACTACGGATCGGCTCCTCGAATCGACACTTCGTCCGGGAACGGCGGATAACGACGTAAATGCTGTAAGGAACATGGGAATGCTTCCTGAAGGCTACGCCGTTAATCACTTCCTGACGGATACCGATGCTTGGTTCATTATGACGGATGCGCCCAACGGGTTGAAAGGTTTCAACCGGACGGCAGTTCGTACTTCCATGGAAGGTGATTTTGATACAGGTAACGTGCGGTATAAGGCCCGTGAACGCTATGCGTTTGGTTGGTCTGATCCACGCGGGATCTTTGGATCACCTGGAGCATAAACAATAGGAGAAGACCGGGAGGAGGTTAGCCTCCTCCCGGTCTTCCCTGGGATAACTAGCCCTAGCGACTGGCCCAGCAGACGCTTACAAGACTCTAGGGCAATCTTTGTAAGGAGGTAGCCGGATGGCTAACACAACTTTTAACGGCCCCGTTCGTTCTGAAAACGGGTTTAAAGTCATAAATATCGCTGCAACAACCGGGACAGTTACTGAAACTTCCTCTGTTGCTTCTACTGGTATTTTTACAAACAAGTACATCAAGCATGTCGGTTATGCGACAGGCGTTACAGTTAACACGACGGCTGGCGATAGTCCTGCTATTGGTGAGTTCACCCAACCCGCCAACACAATTATGACCAATATCAAAATCTTTTGCGCGACTGCTCCCGTAATTGGGACAGGCGACATTGGTTATGAGGTTGGTACTTCCAGTTCCGGTGCACAGATTGTGGCGGCGGTAACGGATCAGATTTTGGATGGTGGCACGACTGTTGTAGTGGGCAATGTGACATTGCCTTCTTTGGTTACACAGACTGAAAGTGGAACAACGGCCCCCGCCTCTGTGCAGTATACCGCTTCAGCAAGGACGATCTACTGCAACATCACCAATACGGCAGACGCCACCACCGCAGGCTCCTTTACGTTTATTATCGAATACGTGCAGATTGCATAGATCGAAGAGGAGAATGACAGTGTTATCTGGTGAAATTAAGGAGTAGATCATGGCTGATGCTGTAACAACCACCACGGTTATAGATGGTGCGAGAGACGCCATAATCTACTGCACCAATACCAGCGACGGGAGTGGAGAAGCTGCGGTTACAAAAGTAGATGTTTCCGCTCTCTCCTCTCGTCAGGATGGAACGGCTTGCACTGGTGTCAGGATTAAGAAGATCGTGTTCACTAACGTCGGCATGGGCGTGAAGATCCTTTGGGACGCTTCCACCGACGTTATCGCGGCGGAACTTCCTGCTGACTATTCTGATAGCCTTGACTATTCAGACATCAGTGGATTGCCTAACGTGGCAGCTTCCGGAGGGAAAACAGGGGATATTCAGTTTACCACTGTGGGTCATGGCAGTGGCGACACTTATTCCGTGGTTATCCACTGCCTGAAGGAATACTGATGAAGGGTTTGAAATACAATGGCTGTCTCCGGATCTAAGGATTTTGAGCCCAATGTAGCAGACTATATAGAAGAGGCTTTTGAGCGTTGTGGTTTGGAGTTTCGGACAGGCTATGATTCCGCCACGGCTCGAAGGTCTCTTAATTTATTGTTCTCGGACTGGGCTAACCGTGGCTTAAATCGTTGGACTATTAAGCAGGTAAGTCAAACAGTAGCCTCCGGAATATCCGAATATCCAGTAGGTACTATCACAGCGACTGTTGGGGATTCCGGAAGTCTCAGCGTTGGGGAAACCATTACGGGTGGAACTAGCGCGGTCACGGCTTCCATAATTACAAAACCCACCTCCACCACAATAACGGTTACCGTTCCATCGGGAACCTTTACCTCTGGGGAAACCATAACTGGGGGCACTAGCGGGGCGAGCACGACAATTTCGGCTAGCCCAAGTTTAGAGGATACCCAGGCCACTATTGATATTCTAACTGGGGTAATAAGGCGTAGTGATTCCGATATATCTATCGCAAGAATAACTCGGGACACCTATCTAAATATCCCTACCAAAACTACTACGGGGAGGCCCATCCAATTTTACGTGGATCGCCAGATAACCCCTGTAGTTAAGATTTGGCCTGTTCCCGAGAATAGCACAGATATTTTTATTTATGATCGTCTCGTCCGAATAGATGATGTGGATGCTGCGGTAAATACTACCGAGATACCTTTTCGTTTTTACCCGTGCTTGGCGGCAGGTTTGGCCTACTACATATCCCTGAAAAAAGCTCCCGAAAGAATACAGATTTTAAAAGGACTGTACGAAGAAGAGTTTACCCGTGCAGCAGAAGAAGATCACGACATAGCAAGTATTAACTTAGTTCCTTACTACGCCTCTTTGTAAGTGCGGGGTCCTAATGGCTAGATATGCCTCTGATAAACATGCAATGGGTATTTCTGATCGTTCTGGTGCGGCTTATCGCTTACGTCACATGCGTAAGGAATGGACCGGATTTCTTGTTGGGAAAGATGAATGGGAGGCAAAACAGCCGCAATTAAATCCTATAAAGCCCACCGGAGACCCCCAGGCTCTTCGCAATGCCCGCCCAGATAGAACGGAGCCTGCGGTTACTGTCCTTCTTGCTTTTAATTCGTTTCGTTCCGGAAACAGCGGGTCAGCTACCATAACAGTTACGGAACCGGGACATGGGAGAAGCACGGGGGATACTGTTAGATTCCGTTCCGTTAGTTCTTTTGACGGGTTTTCCTCGGATACCATAGAAAGCTCCGATGGATACTCTATAACCAAGGTTGATGACGACAATTATACATTTGCCGCAAGTAGTGGAACCGCAACAACGGGTAGCGTAAAAGGTGGCGGTGGGGACGCCTCTGCGGGCCCCGTAACCGTGAGTGCATGACATGGCTTTCACTTTCACTACACTGAAAACTGCTATTCAGGATTACACTCAGAACACTGAAACCACTTTCGACAGTCAGTTGTCGAGATTTATTTTGAACGCTGAAGAGCGTATTTTGAAAGAATGCCAGTTAGATGTTTTTAGAAAGTCTTCCCAAGGGTCCGCCACTTCTGGAAATCAGTACCTGTCCAAGCCGACAGACTTCTTATCTCAGAACTCGTTGAGCGTTATAAACTCATCTAGTAAAGAATTTCTTCTTTATAAACAGGCAACTATGTTGCAGGATTACACCCCTAATCCAGCAACAACAGGAACCCCTAAGTATTACGCTGACTGGGATGAGGAAACATTCCTGCTGGCTCCTACCCCCGACAGTAACTACACCATGGAATTGCATTATTTTTACCGTCCAACCTCTATAACAACCAGTAGTGATGGTACGAGTTGGTTGGGGACCAACGCAGAATTGTGCCTTTTGTACGGGAGTCTGTGTGAAGCGTATGTCTTTATGAAGGGCGAAGCCGATATCCAGAAAGAGTACACAGACAGGTTTATTGAATCTATTCAATGGCTCAAGAATTTGGGCGAGGGTAAGCAAACCCGTGATGAGTACCGTTACGATAGGGTTAGGAAGGCCGTACAATAATGTTTGATTCGGTTGGTTCTTCTCGGATAAACGATGTTTTCGTATTTACTACTGAGAACAGAGGACATTCTCCTGAAGAAATAGCGGAGATGACCCTGAACAAGATAATGCTTGTTTCCGAGGGGGCTCCTCCAGTCATCCGAGAGCAGGCGCTGGCCCATAGGGATAGATTGAAAGAGGTGCTAGTCTTTTATATGAAAAGGGTGGCGCAGAGTGAGCGGACTACTATTTGGGCTCTACTGAGAAATCAGGGCCATCGTGACTTGGCAGAGATTATAAGGAGGCTGTAATGGCAGTTGGATCCTCCGCAATGTGCGGAACTTTCAAGACAGAAGCAATGGCGGGAATCCATTTTTGGACTCCGCATACACGAACTGGATCTAGCGCAATAAGTGCGGATACGTTCAAGATTGCGATGTTTACAAATAGCTCATCCATCAGTGCTGATACTACTGGTTACACTACCTCTAACGAGGTGTCTGGAACAGCTTACACAGCGGGGGGTAATGCGTTGGCAAGTGTGACACTTGGCTTGGCCGATAACAGCAGTTCTGTACCCACTGCATATTTGGATTTCGCTGATAGCACATGGTCAACTTCTACTATTTCCAGTGCCAGAGGAGCTTTAATCTATAACAGCACGCTAAGTTCTGCGGGTACAGGTTCAACTACTAATCATGCGGCATACCCAGCGGTTGCGGTAATCAACTTCGGCGGGGATAAGTCATCCAGTGCGGGTGATTTTACTATACAGTTTCCGGCAAATGATGCCAATAACGCGATAATCAGGATTGCATAATGGCCCTTATTACTGGCTGGGATAGGAGTACCTGGAACGCAGGAACGTGGAATAGCCCCGTTCCCGTTGAAGTTACAGGTGTCTCTGCGGCCAGTGCAACGGGTTCCGTTACAGTCAATCTCCCCGTCAGCATCAGTGTTACTGGAGTATCCGCCGCTAGCGCAATTGGTTCAGCTTCCGTAGTAGTTCCTGTAACGGTGGCGGTATCTGGAGTATCCGCCGCTAGCGCAATTGGAAGTGCTACAGCAGTAACCAATTCCAATCTTTCTGTTACAGGTGTCTCCGCAGCAAGTGGTATTGGTTCCGTTCAGATAAACTTCGCGTTCAGTGTAGAGGGGGTTTCGGCTGAAGGAATTGTCAATAATGCCCTTGTTTGGAGTGTTATTGACACCTCTCAAACCTCTAGTTTCTCAGAAATAAGTACCACACAAACGCCGGATTGGACAAAAATAGCGGCATAGGAAAAGGCTATGGCATCTTCATACACAACAAGTTTTGGCATCGAAAAAATCGGATCTGGAGAACAATCCGGCGCGTGGGGAACGACTACCAACCACAATCTGGATATTCTGGATCGGATAGCTTCTTACAAGGCGGTGGGCTTAACTGGAACAACCACCACTTTCACTGTCCGAGAAGCATCCCCAGGCTCCGGGACTGAAAATCTTCAGGATGGAATGTACCGCGTGGTTAAGTTCACGGGAGCATTGGGAGGTAATAATACCGTCACAGTGGCTCCGAATACGACGGCTGCTTATTTTATTATGATTAACGCAACCACAGATTCAGGATCCAGTGGACCGTATTCAGTTATTCTGACTCAGGGTAGTGGTGCCAATATAACGATAGAGAACGGTAAATCTGCTCTCGTTTATATGGATGGCGCGGGTTCTGGCGCGGCGGTTGTGGATGCTCTGTCCAACTTGGCCCTCGCTACCATAACAGCTTCTGGAGACATTACCTCTAGCGGAACCTTTAATGCGTTAGGTGATACTGCCGCCAGTGATAAAGCCGCAGTTGGGTACACTTCCGCTGAAGGGCTTATCCTTACAGGTCAG